TAGGTTGTCCGTTGCCGCCGCGCCTTCGGTGTCCATCGCGTAGTAGGCCGAACCGTCCCGCAAGGTCAGAACGTCCGACACGATGCTGATCGTCACGCCGCGCGGGAATGCCAGCGACCCCGCAGTGAACGAGGTGATGGGGTTTGTTCCGGTCGCCGGGATCGAAGGCAGAGTGCGAACGCGGTATCCGTTCTCAGCCGCGATCACATAAATGCCATCAGGGTAAAGCGACATGCCGTCGCCCGTTGCCTTGGTGACATAGGTGTATGTCATTTCCGACAGCGGCGCGGTTTCAGCCCCAGCGTCGGCCATGCGGCTGAACACGTAATCAAGCCGGTTTGTGGATGGCACGGCGTCGGCGGCAATCGAATAGCCCGGTGCAGGCGCGTAGGAGGTGTTGGCCGTGACCAGCGTTGCGCCCGTCTCCGCTACCGTGCCGCTGTAGTTGAATGCACCCGGCCCGATGCGCGTACCGGCGTCCCAAGCGGTCGTGGTGGCGTACATGCCATTGGTGGGCGTATCGGTGCCCACTGGCCGCAGATAATCCGCCTGCGAATAAAGCTTGCCGCCCGTGTTGGCCCATGCCGCATAGAGCGGGGACACCGTGCCATCGTCCAGACGATAGGCCGCCATGACATGCACGTTATTGATCGAATGGACGTAGGCCAGCGCGCCGACACGCGGGGATCGCTGCGAAACGCCGTCGAACACGTTGCGGTCCAAAGTCACGGACACAATGATGTTTTGGTCAAGCGCCGTGGCAGACCATGACGGAGCCGGGGTCTGTGCCGAGGTGGCGCTAGAGCCGATGGCCATGCATTCAAACTGATGCCGGAACATGCAGCGCGAAACCGTGATGCGGCTTTTGGCAGTATTGGCAACGCCCGTGCCTGAACCCACGCCGGTTGCGATAAAGGTTGTGCCGACAGTGTTGTTTGCCGCGCCTACAGCGGTCCATGTGGTAGTGCCCGCCGTAATAATTTCATAGCGAACGCCGGGGACAAGCGCATTTGCCGCAACGCCCACATTGACCAGAGCGCTGGTGATGTCGCACGCGCCGTCTGTGTGGTCAGTGAACGTGCACTGGTCAATCCACACCTGATCGCACAATTCAGGCCGAACCGAGAAGCCGTCCTGCTGATAAATCTTGCCGTAAACGCGGATGATATCGGTCGAAGCAACGCCCGCCGAGGAGGCCATGGCCTGCGAGGACTTGGTGGCCGACGCCGATAGGATATAGGTGCCGGTTCCGCCCGTACCTGTGCCCAGCGACGCGACCGTGCCGATCACCGCGCCTGTGGAATCGTAAACCGTCTGGCCAACCGCCAGCGTGCCGGATGCCACTGCCGAAACCGTGAGCGTGGTTGTGCCCGCCATGCTTGCGGTGAACACGGCGTCGGACAGAATGATGTTGCCGGTCGAACCATTAGGCCCGCCGCCACCCGTCACGCTGTAGTCAACGCCTTCCGTAAGGTAGACGAACTTGTTCTTGGTAATACGGAGGTCACTGGACGCGAAGAACGGGAACGATACGGCGAAGGTTGATTGCCCCGCCGTAATGTTTGTGTTGGCCGCGCTGTATTCGATGAACTGGTTATCGACCGCCGTGTAATGCGGGTAGCGGAATGTCGAGACGCGGCGGATGATCTGGTTTTTGCCCGCGAAACGGAACATTTCCACATCGTTCAGCGCGCCGAACCGCCAGTTGCGCCCCGGAAAATCAAGCGTCACGTTGTCAAAATCGAGATAGATACGACTGCGCAGTTGCACCGTGTGCTGGCCCACCGGAACGCCGATAATGCGCCCCCCGCCGTTGGCCTTCGCCTGTGCTACCGCCCACCGCAGCGAACCCGTGGTGTTCACATCGTCGCTATCATTCCACACCTTGTAAACGGTCTTGCCCGCGCCGCCCGTGGTGCTGGCCTGCAATGCAAACCCGCGCATCTGCGAAATGTCGGCAGATTGGTCCAGGCATTCCTGCCAAGTGCGGGCGAAGGTCTTGGGGCCGCGCACAACGGACAAGGCGCTGCGTTCGTATAGGAGTTTGTAGAGCGTGGTTTCGGGGGTGCCGACAAGGGCGGAACCGCCAGTTGCCGCGAGATTGGCCAGCGTGACGTAATTGTCCAGATTCTGCGCCGTCACGTTGTCTTGCGTGTAGATCGTCACATCTGCGCTGGTCTTGAGCGTGACCTTATATGAGCCACTCCAGAAAATGACCGCTTCACCGCGCGCATCAAGGATGATCGGGTTTGTGTTCGGAACCGTGCCAGCCGTATCCGTATAGGTTGCTTGAGGCGTGCTGGTGCCTGCCGCATACGTGTAGACCTTACCCCCGACGAGGGGCTTGCCGTCGCTTCCGAAGAATTGCGCGCGGGGATTTGGCAGAAGGGGCAAGCTCATGGTATGGTCCTTCGTTATCGCAACGATGGGGTTTCAGTTGAAAGTCTGGCACGTCCTGATTTTGTGTTACCTCTTGATGGCCGTGCAAAGACCTGTTTGGCTTAAACGTTCACTCTTATTGCTGCTGCTGTTCTTTTCCGTCGCTTGCCACCGCGGCACTAGCGACGTTATCGTTCAAAGGCGTTGCGACCTTAACGCGCTCACCGACTGCTGAAATAGCAACGCCGATTTTAGCCAATATTGCCGCTTCTTGTTTGCTGCCCTGCGGAGTACGGGCCAGCTTAAGCAGAAGGTCACGCACCGGAGCAGATTCATAAGCGCGGGCAAGCAATCCTGTGCTGCCCGCAGCGATTGCACCGCCACTTGGCCCCAGCGCAGAGGTGAATGCACCGCCGATCAGATATGGCACCGCCTGCGCACCCGTTGTCGGGTTGACATTCGCAACGCCTGCTTGCCGCGTGGCATTGATAAGCCGGGTCAGCCCTTGGACCGCCTGCGCATCGTTGCCCTTGAAGAACACGCCGACGCCCTCACCCAGCTTGCCAACTTCGTTGACGAACCGTTCGGGGCTAATAACCGCGTTGCCGTCAGGGCCGATTGATTGCGCCTTTTCCATAGCCCGGTGGATGATGGCAGATTGCGCGCGCGAACGGCCAACAGGCGAAAGGTTCTGATAAAGCCGCGCCACATCGCTTTTCTTTGCGCTGAAAAGCATTTTGGCGACGTTCTCGGGTGTATCTTCGCCGGTCTTGAGAACGCTTTTCAACGTGCTGTTATCAAGCTCACCAGCCATTGCCGCCAGTTTGGAGTTAGCGCCGCGCCACGTTTCCAGAGCCTTCGGGCCACCCATATTGCGGATGTAAGTGCCCATTTCCGCACGTAGCGGCGCATAGATTTTATTGAGCGCCTTTTGCCCGTCGCCTTTGATTGCGGCTAGGCTTGGATCGGTGAACAGGTCGCCCAGCAATTTGCGGTTGCCTTCGATCTGCTGAAGGGTTTTGCCCTTGGCAAGTTCAGTTTTGAACGATTCCAGCTTGGCGACAACCGGCGCGTATGCTTCCGAGTTGATGCCTTTGAGCGTGGCGATCTGTTCGTCGATCTTGGTCAAAGTGCGGTCCACCGGGACATTGCCGGGGATGCGTTCAATGATGCCGTTCTTGGCCGCTGTCAGCTTGGCGATGCTGCCGCCGCGTGTTGCGATAAGGTTGTCGGTCACTTTTTCCAAAGCGCCAGGATTGCCCGCGCCGAACTCATCAACAAAGTTTTTGACCGCTGCCACGCGCTCGCTAGCCTGTGCCGCACGAGGCCCGCTTGTGCCTGCGAGGGGTATCTTCTCGCCAAGTCCACGCAGCGTTTTGCCAACAATCGTCTTGGGCGGGATAACATCGCTGGTCATAACCCGAACGCCGCGTTTAGCGCCCTCGGCCACAACGTTAGACGGCGCAACAGGCGGGGCCTTGGGAAATGAAGGCGGTGCCGCTTTGGCCGCAGGAAGGAACTTGTTGGCGGGGCTCACCATGCTTCCCGCGAACTGAGAAAGAGCGCGGACAGTGCGCCCGGCCCCATCCTGCGGTGTAGGCGCGACGGCTTCGATCCCGCCGCCTAGTGTGGCAGGGTGCTGCAAGCCTCGCGCGTACCGATCCGATGTGGCGGCATAGGACGGGTTGCCAGTTACCATACTTGCCAGATGCCCAGCGCCTTGCACGCCGTATCCTGCCGCAGCGCCTAGAGCGTTTGTGCCCATATCGGCCAATGACACAACGCCTTGTGCAAGCCCCGCAACCGTGTTTTTAGCCGCATCAATCTGTTGGCCTACAAATGTCTGCGGCGGCTTAGGCGCTGGTTTAGGCTTGGCTTTTGCGGGCGCAACAATAGGTGCGCTTTGCCATGCTGGCGCACTGCTCTTTTGAACGATTGGGGCGTCTTGCCAGCCCATTACGGCTTGCGCCTTACATGACCATCGGGGCCGATGAACTGCGCACCCGATGGCAGTTTTGCATAGTCCGCATCGCCGCTGATCTTGGTTGGGCCGGTGTTCGTAGGAGCATTCGCGCCAAGCGCACGCTGCTTATATGTCGTGAGGTCGTGTTTGATTTGGTCAAGCGAAGCGGTAAACTCATCTTCGGGCATGGCCGTATCAAGCGCGCCAATAGCTGCGGTCAGCTTTTCGCCTTCAGCGTTCGATAGCGCGCCCATACCCTTCATGCTCTGCACCATCGGCAGAAAGACCTGCGCTTTGAGCGTATCTAGCCGCGCCTTGAAGCCCGCCGCACGCGTCCCCGAGAACGGCTTACCTGTGAACCCGTTAACTTGGAAATAGGACGCTGGATCAAACGAACTGCCGACCATAGCGGAGAAACCCGGATGCTTCTTAAGCTGGTCAATGCTGCCGATGGCCCGGTCAAAAGCGTCCATCGCGCTTTGTGAATAAGCGGGCGGCACAGGCTTTCCTGCGGGTGGTGGAGATCCGGGAGGCGTGGCCTTTTCAGGCTTAGTCTTTCCGCGCAACTGCTCGCCCTGCCCACCCATTGCTGGGTTATCACCACCCGGCCCACGCACACTGAAATGCACATGATTGCCCGTGCTGGTGCTACCAGAGCTTCCAGCGGTCCCGATAGGCTGCCCAGCGCGCACTTGCTGGCCTACCTTGACGTTGTACCCGCCGAGATCGGCATAGCCCGTCACCGTGCCGTCAGCATGGCGAATGCGCACCGATTGCCCGCCGCCGTGTGCTGTATCGTTCCAAGCCGCGATCACCGTACCATCCGCCGCAGCGTTGACAGGCGTTCCAGCGGGAAGCGGCACATCGACGCCGTTGTGGAAAGCCGATGCGCCGGGTGAGGGAGGTGTGCGCGGACCAAAGCCGCTGCCGACTTGGCCCTTGCCGCCTGTTACCGTCTGGATCAGGTTTGCAGGCGGGGGAATGTATCCACCACCCGCAGGAGCGCCACCAGAAGCAGGTGCGCCGCCGATTGTGACTGGAGACGCGCGGCCCGTGTTTTTGTCCACGGAATAGAACCCGTTGGGGCCTTCCACGATAGCAACGTTGGGCTTTGAACCCCCTTCTGCGATCATCTGCCCATTCCCGTCGAACCGGCGTGCGCCTTCGTTCAACGTAAAGGCTGCATGGGCCTTGCTGTATTCCTCAATCGTCTGTGCACTTGATTGGATGCTTGCAAACGCCGCCTCGCGCTGGTTCGGATCCGAAAGCTGTTGCGCCACTTGGGCAATGTGTTCCGGCGACCAGCCTCGGGCCTGCAATTCGGGGGCAAGCGCCTGCATGGCCTGCGCAGTCTGTTCAGCCGGAACCTTTGCAAGTGACAGAACAAGCGGAGCCGTACCGCGCGCCACGTCAATCGTGCGCTTGCGGCCCGCGTCATCCATGCTGTCAAGCTGTTGGACAAGCTGCGGGTTACCCGTCTGGAATGCCGCTTGTCGCGCCCCGGCGGGGTCTGTGCCGTACTGGCGCACAACATTGCGCTGGGAGGCCAAGTCCTGCGCCTGTTGCTGCTGCGCCTGCTGCTGCTGGGCATAAGCTGCGTTCTGGCGACGACGATCCTCGGCATCGCGCATCGTGCCCACAATGTCGAGTTGCGGGGTTGCGAACGCCTTTAGGACGATGTTTGAGTCGAGCTGGGCCATTAAAGATCAATCACGCCGGAGTAAGTCGGGACGCGGTTCATGCTCCAACTGTCCGCTACAGAAGTGCGAGAACCATAAGCACCGGGGTTGTAAGTCGGACTCTTGTTCGCAAAATAGTTGCCCAGATTGTTAGCCGTCTGCCCGATAGTGTTACCAATGCCCGCATACATGGACGACGTAGCATTGCCCGCCGATCCGATAGCGTCCCCGATCTGGCCGCGCGCGTTGGCGTTGGCTGTCTGCATTGCCTGCCCCGCCGCGATGCCCGTATTCGTCGCGGTCTGGCCCACACCCGCCAGCGAGGCCAAGCGGTTATACCGGCCCGTCAGGTTGTTGTTGAACCGGTCATACGCCGCGCCAAACTCATTGGATGCATAGCCTTGGTTGTACCGCGCGAGAGCCTTTAGGGCGCCGCCAGACAATGCCCCTGCCCGCGCCGCAGCCGAAGCGTCAACGCCCCGTGCGCCTTCGTCCATGCGGAACTGATAGCCGGGGTCTTTGATAAAATCGGCGTTGGTGAACGTCTTGTCGAACTGCCCGCCCGGTCGCGTTCCTGCCACCAAGTCCTTGAGCGACGTATACCCCGCCTCACGATACGGCGCGAGGTCGGTTCGGCTTTGATCGTACTGGCGCGCGTTTTCTGCGATCTGCGCTTGGCCCAAAGCGGCCTGTTGCGCCGCTGCATTCTTTTGCGCGCCAGCAGACAGTAAACCGCTACCAATGGTTGCAGCCGCCCCAATCCCTGCCGCTACTGCTACGAAAGCCATTTCACAGCCCCTTCATCCGGCAGGATCAACAGCGCTTCAGCTTCTTCAGCCGACTTGGCCTCGCAGGCATGGATCGTCGTCCACACTGCGTCCTCCAGTACATGCACGCAGTTTTTGCGGCCAGCAGGCACAACAAACGTTGCGGGGGCAGTGACCTCACTAACGCCGTCCTCCGTCACGATCTTGAGCCGACCCTTGGAAATGATCGTCACATGCTCTTGCGCGTGCATATGGCCCACCGCGATGCACCCGGCAGGCAAAGATACCTCACGCACGTAAAGCCCGTGCGCAAAGCGATGCACAGGGATAATCTCGATGTGCTGTTCAGGGATTGCCATTAGCGCCGCTTCCATCGCGCGCACCCGGTCAATCGCCGGAACTGAAGGCGAGGCCAAATCAGGCAGCATCAGCTAACCTCACGCCCGGAAACGCGGAACGTAATGGCCGTTGCCGTGCCTGCTTTCGCCGAAATGAAGTCGCCGGGGTTCAGGATATGCCCGACCACTTCGGGACAGACATACGTTGCGCCCGCCGCAATTGACTGCGCGCTGACAACAGTATTGGTCACACCCGCTGCGCCGGCCAGCTTGACCAAGTTAACAGTCAGGGTCGCCGCCGTACCCGTGGTGTTCGTGGCGGTCATTTTGTCAATAATGGCGCGGGTGCTGGTCGGTGCCGTGTACTGCGTTACGTCCGAAGTCGTAAGCTGAAGGGGGTCAACCAGTGCTTTGGCTACAACGGTCACGAGAACGTGCCTTTCCTTAGATCGTCGATTTGCGCTTGGAGATTAGCGATCATCCCGATGTAATCAGGAACAGGCGCTAGATCGTCAGGGGCGCTCACGGTCTGGAAAGACACGGGCGAAACGTCATCGTCGGCGGGTGCTGCCACCACCGCCACAGGTAGAAGATCACCCCCTCCCTGATTAAGCAGCGCGGACACACTATCACTTCCGCTGTTCGGATACAAGAGGAACGCCTCCGCATCGTCAACACCGCCTGTATTTATGTTTTTGAATAGGTCCGTGAACAGCCGATACCAAATCGGCGCGCAAAGTCCGGTCTGCGGATCGACCACAGGGACATTTGGCCCGATGTAAAGCGCGGTCATGCCTTGCCCCCCGCCATTTCAAGCGCGGCACCTGTAAAGACCACGCGGATAGGGTCGCTCACCGCCACTTTGAACAGCCGGTCGCGTGATTTTCCTAGGCGGCGCCACCGCACACGGGTTTCGTATTCACCCGCCGCGCCAATGTCCGCCCATTGCTCATTCGACCAAGTATAACCGCCATCGTCCGACCATTGCAGCATCGCCTGCGGGTCAACGCCCTGTCCGGTCTGCAAGCCGGTGCCGGTCTGCATGAACAGTTCGAGCGCCTGATAGAACGAATAATTGCCATTGTTCGTCACATGCGGGCAAATGCGGAACCGTTCGATGGCATCCCCGTTGTCGGTGAACGTGTCGAGATCCAGCACGTAAACGTTACCGGTTTCCCAATCGCCCACCAAAGTCTCGTTGGCGAAGTTCATCTGGCAGTTCGACCGGTGCCGGGTCATTGTCCCGTCGGCCTTACGGTATCCGCGCTCGTGCCAAAGCCCGTTGGATGCGTCATAACACCATGTCGCCCCAGCGGTCGGGAACGTCAGCACGTAGAAGCTATGGCCTTCCTGCTGGTAGGTGTAGGCCACTGCGTCTGATACCGTGCTGTAGGCGTTCACAGCGGCTTCCAGGGCATGGTTTGAAACACGTTGCGGCGTGTAGCCTGCCGCGCGCTGGACAATCCCTTGCCCGCGATCATCGGTCGAGAGCCAAAAAACCGTGTTGTCCATCTTGGCGACACTGTTTGCCGCCGCGCACCCGTTTTCGATGAACGCGCCTTGGATGCGCTGCAACGGGAAGTCCGCGCCGCCGCTATCATACCAAATCTCGGTAGAGCTTTCGCCAAACAGCCAAATCTCGCGGTGGTTGACCAGTACCGAAACCAGATTGTCGGGCGAACCTTCCGCCGAAGCAAAATCAAGCCCGTCGATCCCGGTGCCGTATAGCTGGGTGATCTGGAACTTGCCCGAATCCGGCACATTCCAAATGAAATAGCCATCAATGTAATCAACGCGCACACCGCCGAGAAAGTCGCCGTCCGTGATCTGCGTTACCGTGCCCGCGACCGGGTCGATGAAATACCCCAAGGTATCGCCCATCACGAGCATGACGATCAGGCCGTTGGACGCCATCGAAACCGTGCCGGTGGTATTCGACACCACGCCCATTAACAGCGCGGTCTTGTCGGCATTGACACGCCACACTTGCTGGCCTGCCACGATGACAGAGGTGTTGGCGTCGAAGCGGATCATGCCGCGAATGCCGCCATTGGTCAGCGTGGTCCAGAGCGAAAGACCCGGCGTGCCGATCAGCGCAACAGGTGAACGCGAGGAGCCGCTTTCGCCCATTTCGGGGTAAAGGTTCATTGTCCGCTGGGCGTCAAACGATGGCGAGCGCCCGTTGAACGAGCCGCCAAGGAACGGGAAGCCGCTCATCAGTACCCGCGAGCCGGAACCACCCGGCCCCCACCTGTAAGCAGGCTATCGTACCCCATGACCGGCAATTCACGGTTGGCGCGCTTTATGACCGCTTTGGTTGCCTTGGCATAGGCTGACACATCGGCCCCGCCGTATTCCGCCTGAAGCTCTACCGCGACCGCGTATTGGAGCGCGCGGGTGTATCCTGGCGCAAGTGTCAGCACGTCAGTGCCGCTTGTGACCGCCGCAAGCTGCTGGTTATAGTTGGCCGTGAACGTCGTGGCATACAGCGGGGTCGGCCAGAGGATAACCTTTGCCAGCGGGGCATCGTTCACGAACACAAACCGTTCGGTGATCTGCTGCTGAATCGTCTTGATGGGCTGGTTCATCCACTCTTGCAGCGTCCATTCTGCAACGGGAAAATCCACGCTGTTCACGCTGCAATAGGCCGCATGGATGGCGGTAGGACGGATGCCGTCCCAATCGCCGCCCGGTCCCATCGTGTAGGTGTTCTTGCCCGCGACCGTTGCATACGTGGTCGGCAGCGAGCCATAGACTGACAGGTTCTCGATATTCCACGTCTCAAGCACATCGTTAAGCGCTTGGATGCCGTCCTGAAGCTCGGCAGCGGACGGGGCTTCACCTACCGCCAGCGCATTGATCTTGCGCATGGCCGTGGTGACAATACCGAGAACGGTGGCAGACATTATGGACCTTTTCGGAGAGTGAAAGCTGGGGCGACCCTAAAGCCGCCCCAAGCCGTCTTACTGGTACAGCCAGCCAATCGGGCCAACGTCAGCCGTGAACGTGGTCGGCGCGGTGAACGAGGCCGGAAGCGTACCGAACGTGCCGGTCGAGCTTGCGGTCATCTGGTTGCCGCCGTTTGCCGCTGCATGGGTGCGGATCGTGGCGGTCGTGCCGTTCTGCTGGTACGCGATGAAATAGCGCCCCGGCGTCAGTGTCACGGTGTTCAGAAATGCGCGGTTCTGGAA